TACCATCATCAAGGATGGTCGACCACTTGGTTTTCCAATGAATGGTTATCCACAGCCTCAAGGAAAATATTATTGTGGTGTTGGTAGTAATCAAGTACACGGTAGAACATTTGTTGAAGAACATATGAATTTATGTTTGTGGGCTGGTTTGGATATAACAGGTATCAATGCTGAAGTATTACTAGGACAATGGGAGTTCCAAATTTTTGGTAATAGTCCTAAAAAGGCTGCAGATGATTTATGGTTAGCAAGATATATTTTACAAAGATTATCCGAAAAATGGGGATACAATATTGAGTTTCACCCAAAACCCGTGGTAGGTGATTGGAATGGAAGTGGATTACATTGTAATTTTTCCAACAAAAAAATGAGAGAAGAAGGTGGTGAAGAATACTTCAAATCAATTTTTAGAGCATTTGAAACGAGACATAATATTCACATAGAAAATTATGGTTCATCAAACGAATTAAGACTCACTGGTAAACACGAAACACAATCGATCGATAAGTTTAGCTGGGGTATTTCAGACCGAGGAGCATCTATAAGAGTTCCGATTCAAACCGCAAAAGAATGGAAGGGATATCTCGAAGACAGAAGACCAGCATCAAATGCGGATCCATACAAAATTACAAAAGTTGTTTTGGATACACTGAAAGTTGCTGATAAACTTAACGTTGTGCATAAACATATGTACTACGAAGGAAATTATGAATCTATAGAGACAAAATATTCAACACTATCGAATGAAGAACTTTTATCTGATTTTAAAAATGAAGATACAAATGAGTACGACACTTGTGTAATTTGTGGAATTAAAACCAGACAACTCAAGTCAGCTCACATCGACACCCGAGTAGGTTATGTTGAAGGTGGTGGGCAAGGTTGTGATGGATCCTGTGGTACATTCAAATGATTTGATTATGGAAAACAAGGAAATGGTAAATCATCCCTCCCATTATGGGGGGGATGATAATGTGTATGAAGCAATCAAAGTAATTGAAGCTTGGGAATTAGATTTTCACCTTGGAAATACAGTCAAATATATTTCTCGAGCTGGCAAAAAACACGTTGAAAAAGAATTAGAAGATCTTCTGAAGGCAAAATGGTATTTGGAACGCAAAATAGAAAATCTTAAAAAAACAAAATCCAGTAATTGAATTTTTTAGTTACAGGCACCATCTACCTGTAAAAGATACGCCGCATCGTTTCCGTTCCAGTTATAAAATCCTCTGTATGACACAATATAAACTACACTTGGTGTTGGGAGTGGTTTATTGAAACGTAATTTTATCGGACTTGAACTTGATGGACTTGAAGTCGTTGGATAATTGTAAACGACACCAATCTGTCCAGGCGACCCATTTTGAGGTACTACATAACCCCAAGGAAAATTCAAAGCGATACCACCACCCCAATTGGCATCTCGTCTACGAGTTCTTAGTGCCAAAAAACCTTGATTGTCAATCTCATTTTGTGTAAAACCACTAACCAAACATGGTATACCACGAGGATATTGATTATTAGTTTGTGGGCTCAAAGTACTCGTCCATATCTTTGTTTGATCACAACCGTAAAGACAATTTGAATATACAGGTTCACCTATTGGATTATTATTGGATTGACTTCTCCAATAATTTTTAGTATCATCTCTAAAACCAGTACCATTTCTTAAACCATCACCAATAAATAGGGAATCACAAACTTTAGTCATACCAGCTTGTCCACCTAGGCTACCGTCATAGTCCCACCAAATTTGAAATCTATTGGGTCTCCAACCAGCCCCAAAAGTGAAATCAATATTCCCAGTATTAGTTCCTACGTTCAAAGCAATTTTTGAAACCATTCTACCACTATTTTCAGGTAATAATACAATTGGGTTATCCCAATTAAAACAAGATGAGGGTTGACAAACATTGGTTAAAACATTTTGATCGTATGGATAAGATGTCACACCAATACAAGGTTTACACGTCAAATCATCACCACACGGAAAAATTGTACTACATGATACACAGTTACTTAGTCCTGAAAACAAATAATTACTGTCAACTGAAAAGGCATTTGGGTTATAAGTAGAGTTAGTTGTTGATGTAATTCTATAACATGATTTGATACCACGTCTTTGAATTGGCGTTGAAGTATTCCCAGTCCAAACAATTACCATCGTGTTATATGGTGCAACTGATAGATCTATATCACAAGAAAAATTCATTTCTATTTTTTCGTAGTTTTCCTGTGACGGACAACAAGCTTGAAGATCGACTTGAATAGTTTGACAACTCATATCATTAATTATTGTTTAGACTATTATCTTTTGAAAAATTTTATATTGTAAAGTGTATTATTAGTGAAAGTGAAATTTCTCTGAGATGTACAAGTACCCTGAGGAGCTATATCGAAAACATAGTTACCAGAGGTAAATGAAACCTGTGTAATGTAAAATTGTCTGGCTTTTGTACCTGATTGAATTTCTAAATTATCACTGTTTGCTAACGTGCTCAAGAAGGAAGTCAAATTAATACCATTTGATGTAATTGGGTCAATAAAAATTCTGCTAATAAAACAGGAACTTGTATTTGATATAGTACCCAAAGTTCCAAAATATCCACTTGGAGGATTAAAACTACTACTCCAATACCAAGAGTAAATTGGATAAGGTGTTGGTGTTGGTGTCATTGTGGCTGTTGGTGATGGTGTTGGATTCAAACATAACCCACATCCTGTTGTTTCGTAGCTCGTAATAAATCCATTATTGTCAGGATATCTGTACTGTTTGAGAATCTGATTTGGATCTATACCTGTAATTATTGTTGGAGGTACAAACCCATCTAAATATAGACAACAATCTGTAAGACCAAGATTACTCACTGTGTAGTTATTAATCACCCAACTATAATTGTTATTCATTATTGTACCAGTGTATACGATGTTTCCTGTACAACAGTCTCTCAAAACTACACAACTTTCATTGGCGAAACCTATATTATTACATCCACAAGATTCTCCGAGTTCGTTTGGTACATTAGGATATGTTGATGGAAGATCAAATATTGGTGTTCCATTAATACCCAAAACAGACAACCAGTAACCATTACCACCAAATCCTGAAGGTATGGTATCGAGTTCTTGGGGTACACTTAGGGGATAAGTTGTTGTAAAATTAGCACATTGATTAAATTCAAATTCATCCGTATAGAATGTCCACCATTGAAATGGATTCACCGTACAAGCTGTAAAACCAACACCTACACCCGGAATGATATAGTTATTCGAATTACTATTTATTTGAATATAGGTCAAGGATGGGTAATTATTTCCACCACAAGAAGGAATCAACCATTGTTCAGTGACATTAATAGGAATTGCAGTTGTTGGTCTTGCCAATGTTAGACACTCATAACCAGAACTACATCCATAATAACAACCACAATAATCATCAGCTTGTGATACTAATAATCTTTGAAATACATCATTATTTGGTGAACCAGAAACAAACGTAGGACCGAAGAATGAACAGAAACTAATTGGCGTCCAACTCGAATCTACTTGCATAACATAGTTTCTACGATCACATTCAGTCCAAGTTATTGTCACGGACTCCCCAACATTTAAATTATTAATCAACGTCCAAGTCGAACAAGTTCCAACAAATGTGGGTATTTGAGGTATAGGGTTGGTACAGGTTGTTGTTAAAGACGGATCTGTGTTCACGTAAGGTATATCCCCATTAGGAGCTTGTGTATATGTTAAAATAATAGGTATCGTTAAACTACAAATGAAATAAGTACCACTGTATAATGGAACAGGACTGTATGGTTTAGTACCACTCTGATCACAGTCATTGTAATTCATAGTTTCGATCGAAGTTAGTGGTGGTACTACAACTTCCCAAGTAAAACACAAACGACCTATACAGTCATCAGAAATTTGTACAGCACAAGCAATATCCTCACAGTTCGGATCAAAAGGAAATACTGGTTGAGTACAAGAACAAATTGTAAATTTCGTTTTTGGGAAAAATAAAGTTGAATAACCGAAATCAGAAGGATACTTTCGTCTTAAAATACTATAACAATCCGTGTATTCTATCCATTCAACACAACCTTGAATATTGGATGATGCATTTGCTGGTTGAACTGTAACTAAATATTCAACACAAGGACACAATGGGCAAAGACCTGTATTTACAATTGGAACACATGAATTAGAACACGGAGATCCTTGACTAGTTCCTGGACATGTATCACAATAAGCAATAGGTTGGGTTTTAGAACAAATTACTATGACTTGACCTGTAGTAAAATAATTTCCAGTAAAGTTGGCAACACCATCAAATCCAGGTAATGGACCGGGATTGTTTAGAGTTATATTTTGAGATGTTCCATCACATGCAACATAACTGATATTTGTGACCGAACCATTATCAATTTCTAAAATATATTGATAACAAACAGCTTGTGTGGATGATGGACTTGGTGTAAGTGTAACGGTTGGAGTTTGTGATGGGGTTTGTGTTGGAGTTTGTGTTGGTGTTTTGGTTGGGGTTGGTGTCAGAGTTGAAGATGGTGTTGGAGTTGTAGTTGGTGTTGATGTTTTAGTTGGGGTATTTGTACTTGTTGTCGTTACAGAAGGAGTGATTGTTGATGTTTGACTACTTGTAACTGTTGGTGTTACAGTCGTGGTTGGGGTAATTGAAGGGGTCAGGGATGGTGTCGGAGTGTTGGTTGGTGTTGTTGTTGGACTCAAAAATTGAGTAGGAGTTACGGATGGTGTTACAGAATTTGTAGGTGTAACGGTTGGGGTAACGGTACTTGTTGGAGTTACTGTTGGTGTTGAGCTTGATGTTGGTGTTTGAGTATTTGTTGGTGTTGGGGTTCTTGTTGGTGTAATTGAAGGTGTGTTCGTTATAGTGCTTGTTGGAGTATTTGTAATTGTTGGAGTTACAGATGGTGTTGGTGTTGTTGTTGGACTTGGAGTAATTAAAGGTGTGGGGTTGCACAAATTACTACACTGTAGCTGTTGAGCTATTGTGGCTGCGACACCTAAGAAGGTTGAAACACTTCCTTGTTGAGCACAAATATAAATTATTTCACCTGTTGACATTGAGAAATAAGTAACCAAACCAGCACACTGAGTGTATTGAATTTCACAACCACCATTGGCTTCAACACCATATGTGTAACATGGTGGACAACTTGGTGTGACAGTTGTTGTTGGTGTTACTGAATTTGTGGGTGTTATGGATGGTGTTTGGGTATTTGATGGGGTATTAGTAATGGTTGGTGTATTAGATGGTGTTTGTGTATTTGTATTACTTGGTGTAACTGATGGGGTATTTGTTATCGATGGTGTTACAGATATCGTAGGTGTATTTGTGGATGTTGGTGTTTGAGTTAAAAATAGTGTTGCAGTCACTGATGGTGTAACTGAATTTGTTGGTGTGATTGTAGGCGTGATTGAACTAGTAGGGGTTTGAGTATTTGTTGACGTGTTTGTTGGTGTCGGGGTATTTGTTGGAGTTGAAGTTTCTGTTGGAGTAGTTGTATTTGTAGTTGTTTGAGTTGGAGTTTTTGTAGGTGTATTCGAAGGTGTTTGTGTCGGTGTTTTAGTTGGGGTTGGTGTGGCTGAATTCGTTGGATTAGGTTCACAATATTCATAATCTAGTCGAACTATTTTACAACTAGTGCTTGCACCAACAAAATTAAATGTAGAGGAACAAGAACAAATACTTGTATTATAACCAGGTGTAAAATAATCAGCATCACCTGGTGGTAATATTTGGTTTAAACTGTTATTACAATCCGTATATTGAATCATCGAAACCCAATTACATCCAATACCAGTAGGAATTTCTAAGTAATAAGTTTTACAAGCACATGTAGTTGTTGATGGTGTTGGTGTATTAGTCGGTGTTAAAGACAAAGTGGGTGTTGGTGTACTCGTAATTGTTGGTGTTTGAGTGTTGGTAGGTGTTTGTGTTGGTGTGATTGTTGAAGTGTTACTAGGTGTTTGTGTTGGTGTGATGGTTGGGGTTGTTGTGTTTGTTGGTGTAGTTGTTGGTGTCTGAGTTGGTGTTGGTGTTGGACTCAAAAATTGAGTCGGAGTTACGGAAGGAGTGGATGTGATAGATGGTGTAATTGATGGTGTTGGTGTAATACTCGAGGTTACAGATGGTGTTGGTGAATTTGAAGGAGTTTGTGTTGGGGTTGCTGAGGGACAAACACCACAACTATCACATATATTTGGTGTTAAGGTAAGTATTTGGGTCGTAGCTGGTAGATCCACAACTAAATCTCCAATCACCCAACATTGAGAATTGTAGCTGAAACCATCCCCACTATTTATTACAATGTTTGATGGTATCGACACAATAATCGAGGTTCCATAAATTTCACAACAATTCTGAGCAACATATAAACTATAAAGTGTTGTAGGTGTTATTGTTGGTGTTGGTGTTATTGTTGGTGTGGATGTTGGGGTTTGTGTGGGAGTGTTTGATGGAAATGATACACACCCTGAAGAATATAAAGTTATTATACCTGCAGGAGCTGTACAACTTTGACGTATAAAATTAGGGGTGATACAAGAACATACATAATACGTCCAACCCAAAGGAAAAAATTGTGTGAAACCGAAGTCGCTCGGTAGTAGATCTGAAGTGATATTAGAACAGTTTCTATATCTTATAGCAACAACACAATTTGATTTCGTAACTTCTAAAGAATAGGTATTACAACTACAAGGCGATGCGGTGACTGTAGTGGTTGGTGTTAAACTATTTGTTGGTGTGATCGTTGGAGTAATTGATGATGTTGGTGTAATGGTTGGTGTTGATGTGATAGTAGGTGTATTACTAGGTGTCGAAGTTGGAGTTTCGGTCGATGTGATAGTAGTTGTTGGAGTTGTTGTAGGTGTAATTGATGGTGTTGGTGTTTGAGTATTCGTTGGTGTTTGAGTGTTCGTTGGAGTGTTAGTACTTGTTGGCGTTGATGTATTGGTTGGTGTATTTGTCGGTGTTTGAGTGTTCGTTGGTGTATTAGATGGAGTTGTTGTCGGTGTTAAAAATTGGGTTGGAGTAATTGATGGTGTAACTGAATTGCTAGGCGTTACACTTGGTGTTTGTGTTGTTGTTGGTGTGACTGAAGAGGTTTGAGTTGGTGTGGTTGTCGGTGTGGGAGTATTAGTATTAGTATTGGAAGGAGTGTTTGTTGTTGTATTTGTTGGAGTAACAGTATTCGTTGGTGTTACAGTTGGAGTTTGTGTGATTGTATTGGTTGGAGTTGTAGTTGGGGTTGAAGTATTAGTTGGAGTTTGTGTTTGAGTGTTTGTGGTTGTATTTGTAGGTGTTTGTGTATTTGTTGGTGTAATTGTTGGAGTGATTGTTGGGGTTGAAGTACTCGTAGGTGTTTGTGTCCTTGTCTGAGTAGGAGTTTTGGTAGGTGTACGAGTTGCTGTCGGTGTAGGATCTGGACAAGGTGAACCAATACTTAACGAACAAATATTTGAAATTACAGAATTGACTTGGAAATTTACAATCGTAAGATCTGTAGGTTCAATGATGTAATATCTTTGAGCGGAAAATAAGACTCCGTCAGTACCTAATTGAATAGTAACTGAACTTGGTATACTGACTACAATCGTACTTGTTACATTCGTACAACAATTTTCAGCAATATAGTTGGTATATTGTGTACTTGGTGTTTGTGTAGGCGTTTGAGTGTTGGTTGGTGTAATTGTTGGTGTTACACTTGGTGTAACCGTACTTGTTGAGGAAATCGTAGGAGTAAGACTTAGTGTCGGTGTATTACTTGGTGTATTCGGTGGGGTTTCTTCAGGAGGAAAACAAATTGTCTCAACAAATGTAATACAAGGAAATGCGGTTTCAAAATATCCATTTTCATACCAAATGGTTAAAGTTTCACCAGGACTTATTTGTTTTTCATCTATTAAAACATCCTCACCACAAAATCGATAATTGAAAGTAGCTACGACTTCACAATCATTACGGATAATTGATCTTAAACAACTACAACTCACACTTTTTTTTCTATAATTATCAATAAGGTTCAATATTTCTCAATACCAAAATATTTATAGTTAAAAAAAATATTATGGAATTAGTATTGAACGAAAAACAATTCCTTCTACTAAAAGAAAATCTTCAAAATAAGAAACTTATTAATGAAGCTGAATGGTATAATACCTTAGGAGATATATTGGGAATTTTCGATCCTTCGGGTGTTATTGATTTTATTAATGGTATATCTTACATAAAACAAGGAGATACACTTTTTGGTGTTTTATCAATGATTTCTGTTATACCTTATGTTGGTGATCTTGCAGCAAAACCTTTACTACTTTTGGGTAAATCTGGCAGAGTAATGAAAAACACAGAAAATGCTATGAAATTATTAAAAAGTGGGAATGTGGCTGGTGCTACGAAAATAATTGATGATTTGTCCAAAACAAATAAAACTTGGGCAAAACTTGTAAATTCTGTCAGAAGTTGGGGTCCAAAACTAATTGAAAAAATTGATAATCTCCCCGGCGGTATTTTGACAAAAGGTATTAGGAATACCATTATTGATTGGATTAAGTTATTCAGTAATGCAAACAAGGGATCAAGATCGGCTATCAGAGTAGCAAGAAGAGTTTCAGGAAAATTAAAAAAAGGTGCTCGATTGTCACCAGTTGAGGCTGAAAATGTTTTGAAGGAAATGAAAAAGTTGGCAGAACGTGATCAAAGGTTATTCAGTGGATTGGGTGGGAAACCAAAATTTGGTGCTCTCAGAGATCCGAAGGGATATGCTAAATGGTCTTGGGAGGCTTTCAAAAAATATCCTTTCTCAGGTGGTATCGGTCGACTTTGGGGTAATAGAGAAGTTAGAGGTCTGATGAGAAGAACTAAATGGTGGTTGGGATTTCTTGATTGGGTTGGCTTGGCAAATTTTGTTGGTCCTGATGAACTTGAAAAACAAATGGGGGATTATACAAATGAACTTAATCAATACGCTCAAACTCCAGAGTCTGAAAGTTATTGGCAGGAAGATTTTGGACAAGTGGAATCTCAAGATGAAACTCAAACTATGACACAAACTACACCAACACAACCACAAAATACTGGAGATCTATTATCCCAACTATTATTTGGTGGAATTCCTGGTATTACAAAAGGTGTTCCCGGTATTTAAAAAAAAACAATTATGAAAAACGAAATTATACAAAACTTATTAATGGCTCAAAACCAAATGAAGATATTTCATTGGCAGACAGATTCCTACGCGCAACATCAAGCTTTCGGTTCGATTTATGATGAATTGAGTGGTTTAATTGATTCGTTCGTTGAAGTCTGTATGGGTAAACACGGTAGACCACAATTTGACCAAGGATTAAATCTACCATTATTAGATTTGTCAAGTGTAGATGTAATGGAATATATTGAATCTGTTGTTGAGTTTTTGATTTCATTGTCTAATGTTTATGATCCGACTTCAGACACAGATCTTTTAAACATAAGAGATGAAATGCTTGCAGAATTTAACAAACTGAAATATTTACTCACTTTAAACTAATGAAAAAAATAATAATAGAAAGTGGTCTTCGTGATATTAAACAACTGGCTAGAAGATATAAAAAAGCAAAAATTTACTATCACCAAGATTTAGACGGAGTTACCACGGCGCTTGGAATGAAGAAATACCTTGAAGACAATGGTATTAAGGTAGTAGACTGTGAAATAATTCAGTATGGTGATAGAGAATTTTCAATCAAGAAACCAGATGCTAGTGGAGATGTGATGCCCGTGTTGGTTGATTTTGCACACGGTAAACCAATGTTCGTAATACACACAGATCACCATGACAGACAAGCAGGTGCAGAAGAGACAAAATCTAAATATTTTGGACAATCAAGATCAAACGTAGCTACCATATCTCAGAAAGTTTCTCCAGTGGAGATATTTCCAGATGAAGATATTAAATTGATATCAATGGTCGATTCAGCTGACTTTGTTAGAAATGGAGTCACGACGGAGGACGTAATCAATTATATTTTCAGACTAGACAAACAAAAAGAAATAAAGAGGAATAAAATTCTTCTAGGTTTAGTTTGTAATAAATTATTATTGGCTTTCAAAAACAAACCGGGTTTTTTAGATGATCTCGTAATGAATTGTCAACCTTCTCTATTGTCAATTTATAATAGAATCAAAAAACAAATAGTTGAACGTGGTTTTGCCAAACCTGAAATGTTACAACAGAATATGAGGGATTATGTGCGGCAAATGGAAGACAGTCCAAACGTGAGACTTGACGATTCAATTATCGTACAATATGGTGGAGGATCTATGATGAAACCTGGTTCATATGATAGATATACACCATTTAAAAATAATCCTGAAGCTGATTTCTTAGTTATCGCTTGGCCTATGGGTCTAGTACAAGCTAGTTGTAATCCATTCAAGAAAGAAAGAGGTTTAAAAGGTGTTAACTTGGGAGAAATTGCGCAAGAGGTTATTGGAAAATGGGAGAAACAACTTAAGGAAAGATTTGTACCATTATCCACAATAAAATATGTTTCAGAAAAATCCGTTAGGGATGAGTCTGTTGGATTTACATTCAAAGATTTTTCAGCTTTGTTCGGAACAAAATATTCTGGAATTGGATCAGATGAAGATTTGGAACAAATTATTCAAATTATGAAACGTCCCTACTATAACTTAAGCGAAGAGGATTTTTCAAAGTTAGACAATGTTAAAATAAGTTGTTGGGATCTGATCCAAGCAATGAGTGGTGGTCATAAATGTATAACAAACATTTCAGGTCTCAATTATTTGGGTAGAGCTAAAAGACCACCAGAGGGTTCATATAGATACGACCCTGAATCTGATGATACTCCTTATGTAAAATTCACCAAAATGATACAAAACGAGTTTGTGGAAAAATTAAAAGAAAAAATCAGAGAGAGTCAAAATGGAAATTGAAAAACTACTCGAAGATTTGAAAAACCTTCGAGAAAACAAAACAGAATTCTTCAAGTTGGTCTTTGGAAAACAAAACATTGAGGTTGAAAAAGTGATAGAAGAAATAGATTTTTTGCAAAAAGTAGTGAAAAACGATACTTTGTGCAAAAAATTACTTTAGGAGTCTTGAAATTAGGCGACGTAATCCCAACGATACGTTGTCTGGAAGATTATCTTTCGAAAAATATCCACATTCCGTGTGTTCATCACCATCGATTGCATTTTCTAAATCAGGAATCAACTTATTGTTTTGTCTCGAAAGGAAAACGTAGAAAAGACCTTTTGATTTAAGTCCACTCCTGTTTTTTCTCAAAATGATTGCAACTTTTTTGATATCACCATTCAGTTTCAAATTTGTCTCTTCAAAAAACTCTCTTCTAACACCGTCCTCTAAACTTTCATTTGGTTCAATTTTTCCTGCTGGGACACTCCATTCACCGGGTCTATCACCAGAACTGTTTCGTTTACATAGTAGACATTCGTTGTTCACGACAACTAGAGTTCCTCCGTATCTTTTCATTTTTGAAATATTTAATAAATATGATCTTAAAAATAAATAATACAAACCTAGATTGTAAAGTGGTGTCTTCACCACAAAAAACTGTGGAGGGTATGATGAACAAAACTTTCGATGGTTTTGATGGGATGTTGTTTATTTTACCTAAGTTCGGTCT